TCCGAGGTCACGGAATTCAACATCCTTCTGCACAAGTCTGTGAGTTCCGACAATCATATCAATTTCTCCTCGCTTTAGCTTTTGGAGAATTTCTTTCTGCTGTTTTGCTGTACGGAATCTTGAAAGCAGTTCCACACGAACGGGATAGCCCTCAAAACGCTTGATTACCGTCTGATAATGCTGCCATGCGAGAATTGTTGTGGGGCAGAGCAATGCGCATTGTTTTGAATCTGCAATACACTTAAAGGCGGCACGGAGTGCAACCTCTGTTTTGCCGAATCCGACATCACCGCAGAGAAGTCTGTCCATCGGCGACGAACGCATCATGTCATGCTTGATTTCCTCACAACAACGCAGCTGGTCGGGAGTTTCGTCATATTCAAAGCTGAGTTCAAAATCTCTCTGCCACTCGTTATCAGCCGAAAAGGCATAGCCCTTGGCTTTCATACGCTGTGAGTAAAGCTCGATAAGCTCCTTGGCAATGTCCTTGACAGAGGTTTTAACCCTTGCCTTTGCCTTTTGCCAGTCACCCGAACCGAGTCGGTTAAGCTTAACCCTTGAATCCTCTTTAGGACCTATATATTTTGCAACCATATCAAGCTGTGTGACAGGCACATAAAGCACATCGCCCTTTGCGTAGTCAATCTTGATATAGTCCTTTATAACTCCGTGAGTATCAATTTTTCTTATACCGCCGAACACACCGATACCGTGAACATTGTGTACAACATAATCACCGGGGGCAAGCTCTGAAAGGCTGTAAATTTCCTGTCCCGTCTTTTTTTTCTTCTTTTTGGACTTTTCGGGACGGTACGAAACCTGACTGTAGGTTATTGCAAAAAACTTTTGTGACGGATACTCAAAGCCCGCACTCAATGCACCCTGCATAACAAGCAATTCGCCCTTTGAAATCTTATCCGCACCCTCGCTGTAAACAGCGTTTATGCCGTCTGCGTTAAAGGTGTCACAAAGATTTTTGGCAGCTCTTTCTGTTCCTGCAAAGATAACACCCTTGCTTTCGGGGGTAAAAAGTCCGTCAACATCTTCTTTTAGCTGTTTATACGAACCGCCCCATGCCGAGATCTGTTTTGTTGAAAAGCTGATGATTTCCGACAGCTTGATAGGCATACTTCCGTGAACAAAGTTTTCAAGCACGATTGTTCCGTGACTTTGCAAAAACTCGGTACATTCGTTGAATGTGAGCGCAAAGCGGTCAAAACCTCTGCAAAGAGTTCCGTCCTCAAAGCCTTGCATAAGGGTTTCATTGCTGATAAAGTCCATTGACTTTCCCCGTTCCTGAATTGCAGTAAATTCAGACGCAAAAACGAGGGTGTTTCTGTCGAGATAATCAAAAAGCGACTCGGGTTTATCGTAAATCTGATTGATAAATTTGTCCGCATTGGCAATCATTGCACCGCTGCGGATAAGCTCTGCCTCTGAAAAAAGTTTTTCCTTGGCTTTGGCGCTGTTCTTGGAACGGAGGAGCTTTGCCTTGTGTTCAATTTTATCTGCAAGGGCGGCTCTGTCCTCAATTACGATTTCGGTTGAGGGCGAAAGCGTAATTTTGTCAGCCTTTTTAAATCTTCTCTGTGTTTCAATGTCAAAATAGCTGAGGTCGGTAATTTCATCGCCCCAAAATTCACATCTCACGGGATAGTCGCTGTCGGGCATAAAGAAGTCGAGAATACCGCCTCTCAGCGAAAACTGACCGCTGCCCTCTACCGCATCAAAGCGTTCGTAGCCGAGCAGAGTAAGTGCCTTTGTCGCCTTTTCAAGCGATAGCTCCTTGCCCTCTTCAAATTCAATAACCGACTGTTCAAGCACATTTCTCGGAACGGTAAGCTGTGCCGCCGCATCAACACACGCAATTGCAACATCACATTCGTGGTTGAGAAGCTTGAGCAAAACTTTAAGCCTTGCGTGCTCGTACTCGTGCGAACGGCTCTGAAAGTCAAGAAAGTTGAAGTCACGCACTGGATAAACATAGGCACGAAGTCCCATGCACGAAAGGTCGTTACACAAAGTTTGCGCCTCTTTTTCATCGGAGGCAAGACAAAATGCCGTGACGCCCTTGAGGCGGCACAGCGCATAGATGATATTTGATTTGTTGATTGTTGAAAGTCCCGAAGCACAGACCGTTCTGCCCGGCTTGACATTTTTTTCAAGTGTTTTGAAAACGGGTGACTCTTTGAGGACATCAACAAGAAAGTTGAGATTATTCATTTCTTTGTCCCTTTTCAGTTGAACAAATTCATAGCACGGTCGGTTTTGCCGTCAATAATCAGCTCGATTGCTTTTTCGGCATTGTCAAAAATTTCATCAAGCTTTTTCATTTCATCGGGAGTGAACTTTGAAAGCACCCAGTCGGCAAGGTCCCAGTCGGGATTTGGCTTTGCGCCTATGCCAACCTTGATGCGGGGGAATTTATCGCTTCCGCTGAGATAGATTATACTGCGCATTCCCCTTTGACCGCCGTCACTGCCCTTTGAACGGATACGCATTTTTCCGACATCAAGCGAAATGTCATCAAAAATTACAATGACATTTTCGGGTGGGATTTTGTAGAAGTTCATCGCCTCAACAACTGCCTGACCGCTGTTGTTCATATATGTTGTGGGTTTCATCAGCATAACTTTTGCGCCGTTTACAGTGCAAGTGCCGATAAAGCTTTTGTATTTTATTTTGTTCACATCACAACCGAGCTTGTCGGCAATGCGGTCAATTGCAAGCCAGCCGGCGTTGTGACGAGTGTTTTCGTATTTTCTGTCGGGGTTGCCGAGTCCCACTACAATGTACTCGATTGAACCCGTTGATTTGTTTTTTCCGAACATATCCGTTTTCCTCTTATTTATATTATATGTATTCTGAAATTCAAATTAACCTTTTCCGAAGCTTACAACAACCCAGTCATCGTTGCCGAGATGATAAGGATTTCCGCAATACGGGCAGTTGCGTTCTCTTGTTGCATCAAAGCTTGCGCCGCAGCTTTTACAGGTTACTTTTTTCATTGTGAAAACTCCGTCATCCATGGCGTTCACACTTCTGCAAACGGTAAGTCTGAACTTTTCGTTTTTAACCCTAAATGAAGAATTTTTGTTTTTCACGGTCGTTGCATAAACGGTCATATCAACATAGCAACAGCCGTTTGTGACATTGAATGAATTAAGCTTTGACACTCCTCTGTACTTGATGTCAACAATATCTCCGAAAGGATTTTTCATCGGATTGCCCTCATAGACTGCGAGGTTTGTGTAATCATCACTGAAAATCATAATCTTGAGCAAAGCAAGCACCTTGCCGATAAAGTATTCATATGAGAAGTTGGGATTAACCTCTTTCATAAGCCACGGAAGTCTTTTCTGACAATTGAAGTGCGGACCTATCATAGGAATGCTCTTTGCCGCACCGACAAAAAGTCCGAAAAGCGTTTTTAATGCCCATGCAAGGTACCCCGCCAAAAGTCCGCCGAGCAGTACGGGGATTGCTCTTACGCCGATTTCATAGACCATATTTGCGGTTGCGGGATCAAAAGTTCCGTCCTTTACAACCACCCATACCGTAAATGCCGCAACGGCGGCAATTCCGCCGAGAAGGTACGGAGCAAGCACTTTTTTCGTTGACTTGTTCGCAAGCGAATAGGTTTTTACAAAGTAGAAGTTTGTAACCTTCGGGAACAAATCGTCCATAATAAAGCGAGTTTTGCAGTTTTTACAACCGTTGAGAAGCTCTCTTACATTGCTTACCGCACCGCAGTTCGGACACGAACACGCAACCTCGGAATTTTGGTTTTCAAGCCTTGTAATCATTGTGTAAAAGAAAAATCTGTCCTTGATTTTTTTCTTTTTCTTTCCGTCTTTAAAGTATTTCTCCGTAACCTCATATGTCTTTGACGCAATGTTACTCTTACATTCGCCCATATCGTAGGCAGTACAAGCATTTATGGGGACTTCATTCTTCACCGTTTCCTTATCGGTAAAAGCGGTCTGAATCTTTACACCCTTTTTGTCAAGTCTTTTCTTCTGTAGGTCAAGCGCAAAGTCGAGGTCGATTGACGCAATATCCGGATTTTTGCCCTCATTGCACCACAATTCGTACTCATCGACAAAGCGGTTCATTATTTTGTTATCTGAATCGGAGCCGTAAACTATACCAAACAAAATTAAATCACCCTCACATATTGTACCGTTTTATTCCTGAAAAATTTGCAGTAAAACAGCGAAATGGCGGGTTAGTTAAAACCCGCCTGTTTAATTACATAATTAAATTGTTCGCCTATCAACCGAAAGCGGCTGTGAACGGCTTGTCGTTGTAGATTCTTGCGATAGCCTCTGCAAATGTAGGAGCAACAGGAAGAATCGTGAACTTGTCAATCATCTTTTCCTTCGGAACAGGAATTGTGTCAAGAAGAACAACTTCCTTGATGGCACTGTTCTGGATTCTCTCGATTGCAGGACCGGAAAGAACTGCATGAGTAGCGCAAGCGTAAACCTCTGTTGCACCGCCCTTTTCAACAATAGCGTTAGCGGCATTGCAGAGAGTACCTGCTGTGTCAATCATATCGTCAACAAGGATAACCTTCTTACCCTTTGCGTCACCGATGATGTTCATAACCTCACAAACATTAGCCTTTGGTCTTCTCTTGTCGATAATAGCAAGACCTGTGCCGATTTTTGAAGCGAAGTTTCTTGAACGAGTTACAGAACCGAGGTCAGGAGAAACAACGATATAATCATCATTGTTGCCACCGATTTTCTCTCTCATATGGTTTGCGAGAAGTGATGCGCCCTGAAGGTGGTCAACAGGAATGTTGAAGAAGCCCTGAATCTGATTTGCGTGAAGATCCATTGTAAGCACACGGTCAGCACCTGCACAGGTGATGATGTCTGCACAAAGCTTAGCCGAGATCGGATCTCTTGCCTTAGCTTTTCTGTCCTGTCTTGCATAGCCGAAGTATGGCATAACAACTGTGATTCTTGCAGCAGATGCACGCTTCATGGCATCAATCATTATGAGCATTTCCATAAGATTGTCGTTGACGGGAGCACAGGTTGACTGAACAATAAAGCAGTCGCTGCCACGAACAGATTCGTGAAGAGAAACAGAGATTTCGCCGTCTGAGAACTGTGTACAGTCACTCTTACCAAGCGGCAGACCGAGACAGCCTGCAATTCCCTGAGCTACATCAACATTTGAACTGCCGGTGAAAATTTTAATGTCCTTACCGTGAAAATTCATTGCAATAACTCCTTTGAATTTTAATGTGTGTAGTATATGTTTACCAATGATTAACCGAGCAATTAACAGCTGTAACCCTTTGCTCTTGCAATTTCGTTAAGCTGTTCAAGCTGAGCCGGATCATTTGCACCCAAAACAGTGTCGCTGCACTGAGCCGTGAATGCTCCGACCTTTCTTCCGTCCTCAAGCAAAAGCTTGATTGCGTCGGGAAGATAATATTCCTTTGCACTGTTATCCGACTTGATTCTGTCGAGAACCGAAAGAAGAAGCTGACAGTCAAACCAGAAACCGCCCGAGTTTACTTCATTTATTTTGAGAGTTTCCTCATCAGCGTCTTTCTGCTCAACAATTGCACGCAGATTACCGTTTTCGTCACGGACAATTCTGCCGTAACCTGTCGGATCGTCAACCTTTGCGGAAATAACCGTTGCGACACAATCGTTTTCGATGTGAGCCTTTAGGGAATCCTCAATAGTCTTGCTGTCCATAAACGGAGCGTCGCCGTTGAGAATAACAACATTGCCGCTGTGCTTTTTAAGGAAATCCTTTGCCATCATCACAGCGTGACCTGTTCCGAGTCTTTCAGCCTGAAACACGCTTTCAACGGAAAAATCGAGGGTTGAAAGATACTCTTCGACACACTCTTTTTTAAAGCCCTTGACAACACAGATGTCATCAATACCGGCTTTCCTTAAAGCCGACATAACCCAGCAGAGCATCGGTCTGCCGAGCACCTCCGACAATGTTTTCGGTTTGTCGGATTTCATTCTTTTGCCCTCGCCGCCTGCGAGGATAACGGCACAATTCTTCATTTTTTCTCCTTTTATCTGTGACAAAACAACAAAGATGCAGACAGTCCTGTCACAAGGCACTCGTTCATACCATAATATTATCTCACAAAAATCACAAATTTCAAGAGAAAATTACAAAAATCGGGCAAAAAAAGGCATTTTAAACGATTTATACAATATTGCCGAAAATAAAACCTGTTTTTTATAAGAAAAAAGTTTGAAAAAAATATAGCTATTTTGACCAAAGTTTGTTATAATATTCGATAGGCTTATACAAGCAGGCAGGTTTTACCAAGGGGTAAGTCTGCCACAGCCGTATATCTTAATTTATTTTTAGGAGGATTACCAGTTATGGCAAACAAATGGGTTTACCTTTTTACAGAAGGTAATGCTAACATGCGTGAGCTCCTCGGCGGTAAGGGTGCCAACCTTGCAGAAATGACAGGTCTTGGACTTCCTGTACCACAGGGCTTCACAATTACAACAGAAGCTTGTACTCAGTATTATGAGGACGGCAGAGAAATCAACGCTGAAATTCAGGGTCAGATCAACGAGTACATCGAGAAGATGGAAGAGATCACAGGCAAGAAGTTCGGCGACAAGGAGAACCCCCTCCTCGTTTCAGTTCGTTCAGGTGCTCGTGCTTCAATGCCGGGTATGATGGATACAATCCTTAACCTTGGTCTTAACGAAGATGTTGTTGAAGTTATCGCTAAGAAGTCAAACAACCCTCGTTGGGCTTGGGACTGCTACAGAAGATTCATTCAGATGTATTCCGATGTAGTTATGGAAGTAGGTAAGAAATATTTTGAAGAGCTCATCGACAAGATGAAGGCTGAGAGAGGCGTTACTTACGACGTAGAGCTTACAGCTGACGATCTTAAGGAGCTTGCAGGCCAGTTTAAGGCTGAATACAAAGAGAAAATCGGTCAGGACTTCCCTGACGATCCTAAGGAACAGCTCATGGGCGCAGTTAAGGCTGTATTCCGTTCATGGGACAACCCTCGTGCAAACGTTTACCGTCGTGACAACGATATCCCTTATTCATGGGGTACTGCCGTTAACGTACAGTCAATGGCATTCGGTAACATGGGCGACGATTGCGGTACAGGTGTTGCATTTACAAGAGATCCTGCTACAGGTGAGAAGAAGCTCATGGGTGAGTTCCTCATCAACGCACAGGGCGAAGACGTAGTTGCAGGTGTTCGTACTCCTATGCCAATCGCTAAGATGGCTGAAGAGTTCCCGGAAGCTTTCGAGCAGTTCCAGAATGTTTGTCAGACACTCGAAAACCACTACAGAGATATGCAGGACATGGAGTTCACTGTTGAAAACAAGAAGCTCTATATGCTCCAGACAAGAAACGGTAAGAGAACAGCTCAGGCTGCTCTTAAAATTGCTTGTGACCTCGTTGACGAGGGCATGAGAACAGAAGAAGAAGCTGTTGCAATGATTGATCCTCGTAACCTTGACACACTTCTTCACCCACAGTTCGATGCTGCTGCTCTTAAGGCTGCTACACCAATCGGTAAGGGCCTCGGCGCTTCTCCTGGTGCTGCTTGCGGTAAGATCGTATTCACAGCCGAAGATGCTGAAAACTGGAACGCTAAGGGCGAAAAGGTTGTTCTCGTTCGTCTTGAAACTTCACCTGAGGACATCACAGGTATGAAGGCTTCACAGGGTATCCTCACAGTTCGTGGCGGTATGACATCACACGCTGCCGTTGTTGCTCGTGGTATGGGTACATGCTGCGTATCTGGTTGCGGCGACATCGCAATGGACGAAGCTAACAAGAAGTTCACACTCGCTGGCAAGGAATTCCACGAGGGTGACTACATTTCAATCGACGGTTCTACAGGTAACATCTACGACGGCGTTATCCCAACAGTTGACGCTACAATCGCAGGTGAGTTCGGCAGAATCATGGCTTGGGCTGACAAGTACAGAACTCTTAAGGTTAGAACAAACGCTGATACACCTGCTGACGCTAAGAAGGCTCGTGAGCTCGGTGCTGAAGGTATCGGTCTTTGCCGTACAGAGCATATGTTCTTTGAAGAGGACAGAATCGCTGCATTCAGAGAGATGATCTGCTCAGATACAGTTGAAGAAAGAGAAGCTGCTCTTGACAAGATTCTTCCTTATCAGCAGGGCGACTTTGAGGCTCTTTATGAGGCACTCGAAGGCAATCCTGTAACAATCAGATTCCTTGATCCGCCGCTTCACGAGTTCGTTCCTACAGAGGAAGCTGACATTGAGAAGCTCGCAGCTGCTCAGGGTAAGAGCGTTGAAGACATTAAGACAATCATCGCTTCACTCCACGAGTTCAACCCAATGATGGGTCACCGTGGTTGCCGTCTTGCAGTAACATATCCTGAAATTGCAAAGATGCAGACAAAGGCAGTTATCCGTGCTGCTATCAATGTTCAGAAGGCACACGCAGACTGGACAGTTGAGCCTGAAATCATGATTCCGCTCGTATGCGATGTTAAGGAACTCAAGTTCGTTAAGAAGGTTGTTGTTGAAACAGCTGACGCTGAAATCGCTGCTGCAGGCATCGACCTCAAGTACGAAGTTGGTACAATGATCGAAATCCCAAGAGCTGCTCTTACAGCTGATGAGATTGCTAAGGAAGCTGACTTCTTCTGCTTCGGTACTAACGACCTTACACAGATGACATACGGCTTCTCAAGAGATGACGCAGGTAAGTTCCTCAACGCTTACTATGATGCTAAGATCTTCGAGAACGATCCGTTCGCTAAGCTTGACCAGACAGGCGTTGGCAAGCTCATGGAAACAGCTATCAAACTCGGTAAGCCTGTAAACAACAAGCTCCATGTTGGTATCTGCGGTGAGCACGGCGGCGATCCTTCTTCTGTTGAGTTCTGCCACAAGATCGGTCTTGACTATGTATCATGTTCACCGTTCCGTGTTCCGATTGCTCGTCTTGCTGCTGCTCAGGCAGCTATTAGAAGCGGGGATGAGAAGTAATTTTTACTTCTGCTTCACAATAAACTACGAACAGGCAAAAGCTTTTCGTAACGCCAACGGTCAATATCTTCGCCAATCACAATGGGAAGATATAACGGTGGAAGTGATTTTCTAAAAAATATCCGTCTATCGAATAAATCGGTAGGCGGATTTTTTTGCACATTCGTGTTTAGATTGTGTTTTCGTTATAATGAAATCAACAAAATTAAGGAGGTTTCATTATGAACACATTATTTGAACAAAGCGTGTGCAACTACGAAATACAAGGTGATTATCAACTGCCTTGCATCGCAACAAAAAAGCAGAATGAATTGCATATCGGCGTGTGGGCAAACCGTCACAGACAGTATCTTAAACAACATCATCGAATAAGATATTACAATCTGCTCACAACGGAAAGGCTGTACCCTTACCTTGCGGACATCGAGGAACAGGCACAAACAATGTTTTCACAACTTGTCAAATCATTTGCCGAAAAAGAAAATATTACAGAAAAGCTGAAATCGGATAACCCTATGTTATGGGTGCAGAAGATGAACAGCATCCGTAACAGAGCAATGGAAATTGTGAATAGCGAGGTGATTTTTGTATGAGAAAAATCGTAATATTCGCAATGATATTGACATTCATTTTTACTTTGGTAGGTTGCACTGCCCATAACGAACCAGACAAAAAGGCGGTTGAAAGTTCATCGACTAACGCTATAGTTGATATAACGCAAGCGGAAGAATTAATCGAGAAAACAGAAAATGGAACCGTTGATAAAAGTACATTTGCGGAAGAAACAACACAGCCGCCTGCCGCTGAAACCGGTACAGAAAAGGTGTCCAAAGAGCCGATTTTTTCTCAAGCCACAACAGCAAATACCGAGTCAAAGCAAGATACTCATACGCAAACAGAACCGCCCAAAAGCGAAAAATCTGAGCCTGAAATCACAACAAATACTGTTTCGAAAGTCACAACAGCAGTTGAACAAAGTGAAGAATTTGATATATCGTATTGGATTTCTTACGCTCAGAATTATGCTCAAAGTATTGGTTTAACTCTTGATGAAACAGCCACTGAATGTTGGGACAATCCAATATCCGCTAATGCAAACAACAAAAATATCGACGCAGATATTGAAAGTAGATTGAACAGATACAAGGATGTTGAGGGATTTACATCGGTGTGGATATGGGCAGAAAAAGTATCCGATACACAGTATGAACTCTACATCGGATACGCATAAAAAATTGAGCACGGATTGCAGAAATACTCTGTTGTCCGTGCTTATTTTTTGTTTGATATTTACTTTTGAATGTAAAAACTGTCTTAGGTAAAAGGTGTGTGCAATCTCAGCGAGCAGACCGGTTGGATAACCAAACGGTAATCTGCCCGCTTTCTGCACATACTGAGCGAGCAGACCATTTATGGACAGGCAGTCCAAAACGGTGCTGTCGCTCGTGCTTTCAGCGAGCAGTGTATTTATGGATACATTCCATAAATACCTCGTTAGGGTTGCACCCTAAGACCTGTCCGCAAGTTTTAAATTTCACATCTGTATACTTTGGTGCAATGAAGATATCAAGTGAATATTTGTTATATGAAAACAATATTCAAACAACGCAGTAGAACTTAACAACTGAAGAAGACGGAAATCAACAGACCGATGCTCGGGGAGGAAAATGTTGCTTACCTTATCTGAAGTTTCGCCACCAAGACTTAGTCTACAACCATTTTAATTCCAGAATGCATCAATCCCTATCATCCTACATCGAAATGCAAGCACTTTTCGCCCGACTTGCTTCTGACACCACTATTAAGAAGACATTAACAAACAACTTGAATCTATGGCCGTTAATATCAGAAATGAAACCAGTTATTCTAGCGGTAAGAATTCATATTTTAAACTACATCCTGTATTTTGTATATATGTATCCAGACTACGTATTATAACATCTTTACTACATCCGGATGGAATGTGTATATACAAATCTTCTCTGGCTCTGCTACATGCAACATAATACATTCGAACAAATTCATTTGAACTGTTCTCGGCCGTCAACTCGGGCTGGGAAAAGACATCTGAAATCTTAATTCCATCTCGACGAGTCGGAGTTAGGCTTACAATCACTTTATCCCATTCCAATCCTTTCGCTTGGTGTGCAGTCATATACTTGCTGTTCTCAGAAAAAACTTCGGTAAACAGTTTGTACGATGTATCCCACCTTAACGAAGAAACATTTTTCGTTAAATCATCTCTGTCCTGATCGTCGAAAACAGATATTGCGTTAATGCCGTCTTTAAATAATTCTCTTAAGTCAACATACTCATCACTTGTTATCTGGTTATTAAATTTCTGTATGACCTCGCAAGTAATTGAAGAATCATTAACATCCGCAAAAACAGAATTTAACATATGATTAAATCGAAATATAAACTTTGGGGTTATATTTTTACCATCAATGTTCAAATATATCCGCAATGCAGAAATCATATCTATAAGCGAGCCGTTTTCAAAGCTTTCCCACAAATTGAAAATGAATCGAAAAGCTCGTACCCATTTAACATTGTTATGTTCTACAATTTCATCCCTAAGCTGTATAGGTGTGTTAAAGTAACTATTATATATGGACTTTAATAGCCCAGCTTGTCCTTCGTCTATATTTTGAATGTAATCAAATGCTGCAGCCCAAGCTCTTGTCAAAACAACGCCACCATTGTTAATGACATTGCCGATAATTCTTTTGCTTTCTAAAGATTCTCCGAGTATAAAATGTATTTTTTTAGCTTCTGTATCTTTTTTTGTTTCTTCACTATCATATATTTTGATACTGTTTTGTGTAATGTTTTTATCCGACTGTCTTAAGAAATTGCAAAAGTTAACCACATTTTCTGTGGAACGCCTATTCCCATTTATCGAATATAAAACATCATTTTCCGTATCAATGCAAAAATCATTAAAGTCGGAAGGTTTTGCGCCTTGGAAACTATAAATAGATTGAGCTATATCTCCAACAACAATGACTTTGGTTGATTTTTGGCCGATAAGTTTTACAAGCAATGTTTGTAAAGGGTTTGTGTCTTGAAACTCATCTACAAATACAAACGGAAATTTAACACGCAAAGCATATAACGCTGTAGGATTATTCTCTAAAATCCTATATCCAAAATATAAAATCTCATTATGAGTAAGTTTTCTCACTACAGACCATATATACTGTTTAAGCGGTACAATATGATCTTCTTTGATTCTGCTAGATGCTTTTATTTTATGGGTAAGCTCTTCTCCTGCTATTTTTGATTTTAGGAATAAGTCGTTATCGACTTCAACCTCTCCCATAATCTTTTTGCTATAGTTAAATGTATCCGAATCAAACTGACCTGGATTAGTACTTTTTATGAAGTTATAAATCTCTTCTTTATCGATTCCGTGTAATATACCCAGCCCCTCAATTTGAGAAGAAATCACACCTTTTTTCGAAACAGAAATGTCAAAATCTGATTTCATTATATTTATCAACTCATCTTGAAAGGGTTTGATAATATGTTCGATGATGAAGCCGTGTATTGTATATGCTTCAACATAGTCTACATACTTTTCAAGTCTTCTTCGTATCTCGTCCACTGCCGCATTAGTATATGTAATACAAAGAACTTTTCTCGCCTTGCTTTTTGCAACGATTTCGTTGGTGGTTATGATATTTTTGACGTTTTCAACTAAAAAATATGTTTTTCCTGCACCTGGACCTGCATAAACTTTCGAGTGCTTTTTTAACTGCTCTGCGCTCAAAATATCTCCGGATGTTATTGCATTAACCATTTTAATCCCTCCTGTATATAATCAGGCACAACTATCTTGGTAGTTTCATCTTCATTATACAAAGCTTTTTCGGTTAATAAGCTTAATGCAACTTCTCCTTTTTTGCTTTTAGCATAATGCAAAAACAATTCAGCAAATACTATTTTTTCATATAGTTTTGAATTTTCAGGGTTGTCATCAACTCTTTCGTTATAAGCTTTCAAGTATTTATCTATTACCTTACGAGATCGACCATCGATATCTTTTTCGTTTGCGTTCCAAGATGTGATATCGAAGTTGTACTTATCGAAGAACTCTTCTAATCCATCACATATTGCCTTTTTGAATAAGATTTTTGCAGTATCTAGGTTATCTATATTGGCAATCAGAAGTTCATCTTCAAAAGTTCTACCACCGAGAGTTTGTGTACAAATATGAAAATTCTCTATGGCAAAACGATCTTTTAGTTTTTTAATATGTGATACTTCCTCATTTTGATATGTTTCAAAAGATTTCAATTTGCCGTCATCATCTATCCATTTGAAATCTTTATCAGTAATACAAAGCACCTTTTTATTTACAGCATTTCCATTAAATAATTCAATAAAATATTCAAAATGCTTTCCGCCGATTTCCACTATTGAGATATGCTCGTCCTCATACGAACACCCGCAAGCATCCATAAATAGCGGCATCAACAATTTCTCCGCAATACCCTCTACTAAAATCACTTTATCCGCAAATAGCATATCCGAGCGAGTAACATCTAAAAATTTGGACAAATGTAATTTTGCATCATTCTTTTCGGTTTTTCCGTCTGCATCTATAAACTGTTCTTCTAAACTTTGCTGATGACAATCAGAGCATTCTTCACTTCTTTCATATGAAAGCATAAACATATTGTCTATTCCCGCTACGGCAGAAATATTGCTTGAATGTGTTGTGACAAAAATCTGCTGATTTAACTCGTTCTTCTTATCTAAATTTTTTAGGTACTTAAACAACTTGTACTGCATTGCTGGATGCAAATGTGCTTCGGGTTCTTCTAAGCATAAAATCTTGAAGTCTCTTCCTTTCTGAACTTCTGTTAGTTTAATCAGCATATAAATGTTGATTAAGTTGTTATATCCAAGTCCATTGTGCCGCAGAGGCACAACGAAGCCGCTTTTTGTATCTTTGACTTCTGTTACATAGGCATCTGAAACAGAGAACTTAGCTTTCACATCCGAAAATATAGACACATTACCCTTCTTTAAGCCAATCTCGTTATCTTCGTTTTCAAACAAATCCGACAGCTTTGTTATGGAGTCGCTCAAAATTCCCTTTAAATCATCGGAAACACTTTTTTTCAAAGCGTCCAGTTCTGCGGCGTGTTCAGAGTCTTTTGTAACGGTTTCTATTTCTCGCTTTGTCTCTCTCCTAACTTCTTCGCTTGTTCTCTCAGCTTCAATTAAGCGTATATCAAATACGCTTGTTGCCGCTTTTTGATCTGCCTTGGTTTCGGTAATTCCATTAGTGTAACTCCAAGAATAATGCTTTTCAACAAAGCGATTCAACATCATAAAAAATTCGTCAAAGTTATTGACAGATTTAAATTCCTTTTTATAGTCATCTAAATATTTTACATCTAAGGAAAATGCGGCTTTTATCTTTGCGGCTATGTTATATTCGACCTTTCCATCCTTTTCTGTTCGATTTTCTTCAAATTCTTTTATGCCTAAGAACGGTAGGAGTCGTATGATGCTTTCATCACTGGTATCATCTTCTGCAATTCGATGACTTATATAGTATTCTATTACTATTTCCGGAGCATTTTCGGCATACAATTCACCGTATTTAAGCAAATTGTTTTTATTGAAATCATCAACAGAAATGGAAGAGGGAGAATTGAGCAAGTTAATAGCATATAACAGCCCTGTTTTTCCAGAGTTATTTGAACCTATAATGACATTAAGTCCTTTATGAAAATTCATTGTAAAATCGCTATAATTTCGGTAATTCTGAATATGCATTTTATTTATATACATTACAATCATCCCTCATTTTGCTTTTCTATTTTTCACTAATTATTTCTTCATTTATAATTCGAAAATTCACTTGTTATAAAAAGTAAGCTTCATGCCATTTTGATTTGCTTTGCATGGAAATGAAATTCAAGTTTCATTTCTTACGACACTTTATATATAATTTGTATAAACGGATAATGAATCAATTGTTATCAAAAAAGTCACCTATTACAAGCATAAGCTGAGTTGCAATACGTTTTATAACAGGCTCGACCACCGTATTGCCGCATTGTTTATACATACTCTTTATCGGTATATCCGGAAAATCGAAAGTTGCCGGAAACCCCTGTAAAGCAAGACACTCTTTCGGTGTTATTGTTCTCATCCCGAAGTTGTCTTTGATAATAGGCACACGGTTATACCACGTTCCCATATTTGCTTTAAGCGTAAAAGATATGCCGTCATTACTTTTTTGAATGCCGTAATCGGAAAATCTGTATATTTGATTTTTATCGGTAATTGCGGCTTTCATTTTTTGATATTGTACCGACTTTTCATCAAGATAGTATTTATCGTCTGCACGAATAGAACGGTCAATAACATCAAATATATGCTTTTTCAAAGGCTGTTCTTCGGGAAATTTGAATTTGTTGCACATATCAAAATCCTTGAAAGCAACGATATATGTTCTTGTTCTGTGCTGCGGTATTCCGTAATTACAGGCGTCTGCAATAATGTATCTTATGTAATAATTTCTCTCTGACAGTTCGTTATGAATACGGTTAAATGTTCTTCCGTTGTCGTGTTCCGTAAGGTTTGCAACATTCTCAAGAAAAATTACTTCCAGTTTCTTTTCGTCCGCAAATCTCATTATTTCAAAGAACAGATTGCCTCGCTCATCTTCAAAGCCTTTCTTATTTCCGCACACCGAAAAGGATTGGCACGGAAAGCCGGCAGTCAAAATGTTGAAATCGGGTATAGACGAAGCCTTGATTTTTCTTATATCGCATTCGGACAGTATCGTGTCGGGGAAATTATGTCGATATGTTTTACAGGCATCTTTATCTATTTCATTTGCCCAAACAATTTCAAATCCCGCTTGTGCAAACGCTAAATCTATTCCGCCGATGCCTGCAAATAAACTACATACTTTTGGTTTTGCAACTGTCATTTTATAAATCTGACCTGTAAATTCAGCTTAAGATGATATCTTCCGTTATCTTTATAAATATAACCGAATTCGTGGCGTGATGTACTTGCAGTCTCGAATTTTGTATTATTTATCAAATATGTTTCAAATTCGTTTCTGTTAAACAGATGGTAACACAACACTTCTCCGTCTTCTCTTACTATAATATAGCCTCCCGTTGCATCTGCAGTACCGTCCCAAACTTTTGACGGAAGCATACCAAGAGCGCATTCGGCAAGAAATTTTTTGAATTTATATTCGTAAAACGGATGACCTTTTGATAAATTGTATCCGATAGGATTATGTAAACTCAATGATTCAAGAGAATTCTTTACGGTATTGACCCCGGATGAATAATACTCTTTAAGCATATAAGCACAAATTTCCGGTAGGTCTCCGTCAATTAGTTGCAAATTGCTTTCAAAAATCCCGTTTTCCATTGAGTTGTATTTGATATCACAATAATTACTGCTCAGTACATCAAACTTATCCTTGAATTTCTTTGAACAGGTATTAAACTCATTCATTACATCATCATTGATATTACCCGTTACTTCAAAAATAAAGTTTGTTGTTTTACCGGCATTAACAAGAGTAGAGGGACTGCCCAATCTTGATTTTATACTGAATCCTTGAACGGTTTCATATCCGGTATTTATATCGTGAATTTTTATTCGAATATCGGCTTTATCGGTTGATTTTGCTTTAAGTGCACCGATTTTTAGAGTATCAAGAAATTCTTCTGTATCGGGCAGTTCAAAAGCAGAAGCAGTCGTACCTATTATTTCTTGATAAAGAACATCGGCGGCATTTTTGAATTCACTGCAAGGCAATGTGAGCAATATGTTATTGTCATCGATTTTTACAACAGAAATTGTATCGTCAACCCTGTTTATTTTAAACTCAAGAGTGCCTATCGGTTCGGAACGAATGATGTTTATAATGTTATAAAACATATCGTCTTTTTTGTTAAGTTCGGCATCCGCCGCATATAGTTTTTTTACTTCAAGCAAACGAAGGAAAGCATAAATTTCACTCCATTCGCCTTTGTTGCCAGATAATTTAGGCATTTTCAAGTACCTCCTTAATTTGCTTTGCAATGGCTTCAATAACATTTACCGTAACGCTGTTTCCGAATTGTTTGTACAGATGAACATCCGCAAGCGGAAGATTGAATGTATCGGGAAATCCTTGTAAACGAGCCCACTCACGCGGAGTCATTTTTCGGATGCCTTCTTTATTAATTTCACCTTTGATATGTGTTGTAGGTGTTAAATCCTTTTGACGCTTATCTATAAGGAGATTTCGTTCTCTGCCCATTCCGCCGCATACTATTGCACCTGCTATACCGTCCCACTCTCGGATTTCATATCCGAAACCGTTTCCCTTCGCTTCGTGACGAGCTTTATGTCTTCGTAAGGTTTCTACATAAACATCACTCAAATAGTATTTTGCGGGTACCGGTTTTTCCTCAACAATATCTTTAATTCGTTTTGTATCGTCGGTTGCCTTTGGAAATTCAAATTCTTCCGGCGCTATATCGTTTCTGAAAGCAACAATATATATTCTTTCTCTGTTTTGAGGAACACCGAAGTCCTTACTGTTCAAAACTTCGCTGAATACTTTATATCCCAAATCTTCAAATGTTTTTCTGATTATTTCAAATGTTCTGCCCCTGTCGTGAATTTTAAGCCCTTTAACATTTTCACAAAAAATCACTCTCGGTTTATGATACTCGCAGATTCTTGCAACATCCATAAACAAAGTACCTCTGCAAAGTCCTTTGTAATTGTCGTCAAAGCCTTGTCTTTTTCCCGCAAGACTGAATGCTTGGCAGGGAAATCCGGCAAGACAGATATCGAATTGCGGTATATCTTTTTCATTTATTTTTGTTATATCTCCGGCAATCTCAAAGTTATCGTAAAAATTGGCTTTGTATGTTTTCTGTGCATATTCATCCCATTCACTTACAAAAACAGTACTGATTTCATCCCCGAATGCTCTGTCAAATCCAAGGCGAATGCCGCCGATTCCCGCAAATAAATCAATAGATTTATATTTAGCCATTATTACTTTTTACCGTCCTTTCAATTTCATCGGCACACGCCTGTAAGTTCTTTTTGATGTCATTACCCCAAAATCTCAACACCGTCCAGCCCAAATTTTTGAGTGTTGCATTTACTTCGTCATCTCGGGCGATATTTCTTTCGATTTTGGGAATCCAAAATTCTTGATTTGATTTAAATTCATTTTTCTTGTTGTTCCAATCGTAACCGTGCCAAAACTCGCTGTCACAAAAGACCGCAACTTTTTTACCGATAAAAACAATATCGGGCTTTCCAAACACCTTCTTGCAATTCTTCTGATAGCGCAAGCCCCTTGACCAAAGTTCTTTTCTTAACATTACCTCAATTTTTGTATCTTTGGATTTAACCTGTTGCATATTGTAAGTGATTTGCTCTTTTGTTTTATGCATCGGTTTTTTCCTCGCTGTCGTTATAAAAGCCGCATATATCACCTATGTCACATTCAAGTGTCTCGCATATTTTCATCAGAACTTCCAGACTGACAAGTTCGTCCTTACTGAGTTTTGCAACGGAATTACTGCTTATATGGGCCTGTTCTCTTAATTGATATTTTTTCATCTTTTTATCAATCAATATTTTCCATAGTTTATCGTAACTTACTTTCATAACTGACCTCCTTGCCGATATGAATCTATTATAACATCAAGCAGATCTATTTTCAATACAATAAGTTTGCAAACACCAATATTTTGTATTTACAGTCCGAAAAACTTACAGACAAAAAGCATAGTAGTGAAACAAAATGGCTTAAGCCCATTTTTGCCGTTTTGTTTCCCAAAATCAACAAATTTTCAAATTTGGGAAGTTGATTTGTAACGCTTCTGTTTCTGAACGACACTTTACAATTTTATAACTCTCCACCCACTTTCTCCTCTCGGTTCGATGAATTGAGAGGAGATTTTTGTTTTTTCAAAAAAAATTTTCAAAAACACCCCCCAAGATTCCTTTCCCATTTCAAACAAGTGAAAGGACTTTTAATTTTCTTTTCAAAAATACCCCCATTTTTTCGCTTCCCGGTTCAAACAAGTGAAGGGTATTAAAAATTTTTTCAAAATCGGGCGAATTTGGGTGTGCATTTTGACACCCTTTGTCCAAATGAGTGAAAGGAGTTTTTTCTATGGCAAGATTATCAAAGAAATTGAAACAGGAATGGGATTTTTTTATCAGTCCCAAAACAGGCAGAAGAACATACAACGACTTGTGCCGTAAATGTCGGAAGGATTGCAAACAAAGTTTTCGAGCAATCGTTGTCTGTTGTCCTCTGTATTGTTCTAAAAGAAGCATCAAATCTCCACCAAACAGCAACGTTTTTAACGATTCGGGATAAGAGGATAACAGATATTTGTTTTAAAATAAAACGGCTTACAGAGAGAATTTTTGATGGTTTCGGCTCCTTTTCGACACAGAAAAACGGCTGTCAAGTTATCTTTCTAACTCGCCGTTCAATACAATTCAAATAGCAGGTAACCGTATAAATATATAAATAAATATATAGTTCTTACCTGCCGTAAAAGAAAGGACTTAAAGATGATAGCAAATAAAGTATACACAAGAGATGAAATGAGAGAGGAACACATCATCACTTCCGATTATCGGTTCATAGACAAAGAGGGCGAATACTTTGCAAAACTGATAATGAGAGCAGAGGCAAGCAAAAATATGATGCGTCTTTTCTTTCAGTTAAGCGACGGAAGAAAGATAATCACGCCTGTGTTCTGGTGGCAGAGTTATCTCGGATTTTATGAGATAGATAACGGTACAAATCTTCGATTGATTTATGAGAGAAACGGCAAAGGCATCTCACTGAAAGAAATTGAAATATTGGATTAAGGAGGCATTGAAATGCAAGAACCAATAAAGAACATCAACATAGATTTACTTGTTCCCTTTGAAAATCATCCGTTTAAGAAAAGAGACGGAATTGAAAATGAAGAGCTGAAAGAGAGCATAAAGGAAAACGGTTTACTTGAGCCGATAATTGTTCGTTCTTTTTCCGCCGGTACTTACGAAATCATCAGCGGTCACAGGAGAGTTGAAGTTTGCAAAGAGCTGGGAATAAAAACCGTTCCCTCAATAATCAGAGATATGACAAAAGATGAAGCTGTAATAGCAATGGTGGATTCAAATTTGCAAAGAGAACATCTACTGCCAAGCGAAAAAGCTTTTGCTTACAAGATGAAATTGGAAGCAATGAAACATCAGGGGAAAACTTCGTGCCAAATTGGCGCAAAGTCAAGAACAGATGAACAAATCGCCGAAACAGTAAATGATAGTGCAAGACAAGTCCAACGATATATCCGCTTAACGCACTTAATACCCGAACTGTTGAAACTCGTTGACGAAGAAAGGATAGCCTTTACTCCGGCTGTTGAACTTTCGTATCTGCCCGAAAATGAGCAGAAAATATTAGCCGAAGAAATAGCATACACCGACGCCACACCGTCGCTTTCACAGGCACAACGACTGCGAAAATACAGCGAGCAAGGCAGACTGTCCATAGACACGATATTTGCCGTGTTAAGTGAAGAAAAGCCAAATCAGAAAGAACAGGTCAAATTCAAAACCGAAGATATACGCAAATATTTCCCCAAAAGTTATACAAGCCTGGATATGCAAAAAACAATCATAACACTGCTTGAAAAATGGCAGAGACAGCGAGAAAGAAACAAAAGGGAGGAGCGATAATGAAAAAGAAAATCGATAGCTTATATGCGGCACTTATGCTTATAGAAATTCTATATGAGCGTGGGCTTATAAACAAAGCCACACTTGACGCCGTGAGAGAAAAAGTTAAATCCGAAAATCCGCACAATTCACAGGCAGCATAATGTCAAATATACTTAAAAACACAAGGAGGAATTTTTATGACAAACACAATTTTTAAAAACAATACGAAAATCGGAAATCCTTACGATTTTCTTGACCGCAACAGACATCGCAAAATGGTTTTTTACGGCCGTGTGTCCACCGAACACGAAGCACAGATGGCTGCTCTTGAAAATCAAATTGAATGGTACGATGACCAAGCGAAATATCACCCCAACTGGGAGGTGCTGAACAAATATATCGATGAAGGAATAACAGGAACGCAGGCGAAAAAGCGACTGGCATTTCTGCAAATGATAGAGGACGCAAAGAAAGGAAAATTTGATTTGATTGTAACCCGTGAGGTCTGCCGATTTGCGAGAAACACCGTTGACACTCTTGTTACCACAAGAGAACTGAAAAATATCGGCGTTGAGGTGTATTTTGTGGAGGATAATATTTGGACAATGGACGGAGACGGTGAACTTCGACTGACAATTATGGCAACCCTTGCACAAGAGGAAAGCCGCAAAACCTCGGAGCGTGTAAAAGCCGGACAGCATATCAGCCGACAACAAGGTATGGTGTACGGCAGAGGAAATATCTTGGGTTATAACCGTAAAGCAAAATCCACATACACAATAAACCCCGAACAGGCGGAAACCGTGCGAATGATTTTTGATATGTACTTACAGGGCGAAATGGGCGCCTCCAAAATTGCGAACGAGCTCACCCGGCTTGGACGAAAAAACGCATCGGGTTTGGTAAAGTGGTCACCGTGCGTAATTACGAGAATTGTTAATAACCCTACATATATGGGTTATCAGGCTTACGGAAAATCATATAGCAACAACTATCTTGAACAAAAGCGAATACTTAATAACGATTTTTCCACATATATGCTCGTAAAAAGCGATTATGAGCCTATTATAACCGAGGAAGAATGGTATCGGTGTCAGGAAATCAAGCAACGGAGAGTAACAAAAACAATAGGCGTTTCTACCGACGGCAAGAAGAAACAACCGAATCACGGTAAAAACGAAACAAAAGACCTGTGGGCAACCAAATTGAAATGTCGATGCGGAGCGTCTTTCCGCAGAAATCGCTGGCATAAAAATAACAACGCACCTTGGTCATACGGATACCTGTGCTATAACAGGCTGAATAACGGCTCTGCTCAAAAACGACGTGACTCAGGATTGGACGATACAGGCTACTGCGACCAGACGGAAATACCCGATTGGAAGCTTGAAATGATGGGCAAAATGATTATGGAGCAGGTATGGCGGACAAGAGCCGAAGATATAAAGCTTGCCTGCGAGATACTTCAAGAATGTTATAAACCGGATAGTAAAGCTCCTCAACAAAACAAATCGGTTATGCTTGCAAATATCGAAAAACTAAAATCCAAAAAAGATATTCTTTTGGATATGCGCAGCGACGGCGAAATCACAAAAGAGGAATTTTTGAAAAAGAAAGAAGACATTGATAAAAAGATTTCACAGTTGACCGCAGAATATGAAAAAGACGATTGCCCGACCGAAAGCGACGAAGCGGGTTTGGAACTTGGCAAAATTGAAGCGACGCTGAATGAGCTGATTGATTTTTCACAACCGGTCTTGCCCCGTGAAATTTATCAAAAGTTTGTTTCAAAAGTAACACCTTACAGCAAAACACATTACAGGTGGTATCTGAACTTAGACGGCACGGGAACACAGATGGCAGATGTTAAGGTAAACGGCAGAAAATCCAATGCGACTGTCGCATTCTGCGACGAGGGGGAAATTCCCCCGGTACATTTTAAAGAGATTATTTTCTTTAATATTTTGAAACAGGAAATTAAAAACAAAAAATCGTTTTTCGTGGCTACTCTGCACAGGCTGCTATCGCAAACAAGTAATCCACACAGGATGTATTGACAGGTAACTTAATACAAGTTTATTTCTGATATAAAATTGACCTTGCAGATTTTACTCTGCAAGGTCTTTTTATGTCTTATAAAAATCTTTAAAGGTTTCCCACAATTTATATAACGGCGTATTTTGAAAATTTTTATTGTTTTTGCAAAATCTATTGATTTTACATTTGTTCTTGGGTATAATAATACCAAATCACGATTTAGTAAATCAAGATTAGATAGCATAAGAGGTGTTTTTATGTTTATAGGCAGAGAAACCGAGCTAAAATTTCTGAACGATAAATACAATTCAGATGGCGGACAGCTTGTAGTTTTGTATGGCAGACGGCGTGTCGGCAAAACGGAAACCTTAAGAGAATTTTGCAAAGAAAAACCACATGTATTCTTTTCCTGTACTCAGACAACCGACAGGGTGCAACTTCAAAAATTTTCAAAACAGATATTAAAAGAAAACATTCCCGCAAAAAACTACATTACCGAATTTGCCGATTGGGAAAAAGCTTTCGGCGCTGTTCTCGATTTGCCGTATGGGGATAAAAAGAAACTCTTTATCATAGATGAATTCCCGTATATGTGCAAAGGAAACAAGAGCATTCCTTCTATTCTGCAAAATTTGTGGGATACACAACTTCGGGATTCAAATGTTATGATTGTTTTGTGCGGCAGTGCAATGAGTTTTATTGAAAAGGAAATTCTTGCCGAAAAAAATCCGCTCTACGGTCGTGCTACCGGAATTTTCAAAATGAAAGAAATGGGATTTTACGATGCAGCTAAATTCTTTACCTCATATTCCGAACGGGACAAAGTTATTGCTTATTCTGTTCTTGGCGGTATCCCCCACTATTTAAGGCAATGGAATCCGAAACTAACTATTGAAGAAAATATTAAACAAAACATTTTGACCAAAGGTTGTGTTCTATACAGCGAGGTTGATTTTCTTCTTCATCAGGAACTTCGGGAAACGCCTGTATATAACTCTATCATTGAAGCGGTAGCACTTGGAAATACAACTTTAAACAATATCAGTCAAAAGTCACTCATTGAGGATACTTCCAAAACAAGTGTTTATTTAAAAAATCTGATTGAACTCGGCATTGTGGAACGAGAATTTTCTGTTGATGCAAAGATAAAAGAACAGGCAAACGGTAACAGAGGAACATATAAATTAACAGATAACTTCTTCCGATTCTGGTATGCATTCGGTTTTGCAAATTTTTCACAGCTTGAGGACGGCGATGTTGACGGCGTTTACGAATATATTGTAAAGCCCGAACTCCATAAATTTGCATCAGTCGCATTTGAAGATGTATGCCGTGAGTTTGTTCGGAAAATGCAGAAAAATAACGAACTGCCGTTCCGATATTCCAAAATGGGACGGTGGACAGGAAAGACAACAATAAGGGATAAAAACACAGCAAACGGACTTAGAATTGGAGAAACAGAAATAGATATTTTATGTATCGATCAAAAAGCAGAAAATTATTTAGTTGGGGAATGCAAATTCAAAAAAGAAGCATTTACCTATGCAGAATATCTGAACACACTTGCAAAATTAACACCATTGAAGGAAAAGACACAGTTTTATTATGCATTGTTCTCTGAAAACGGTTTTGATGAAAAGATAAAAGCCGATACAAAATCAAGTGGCACACTTCTCTTTTCCATTGAACAAATTGTCAATTACAGTTGACATATATTTTGAATTAACCTAAAAACCGCTCTCGAATATGAGGTATAATAATAGCAAAAAATATAATTAAGCCTAAGCGTTTGCAGAGTGCTTTTTATAAGGATTTATATTCACACAGAAAAATGACAAGCTGAGATTTTTCAACTTGTCATTTTTATTTTTGGTCATGGTTATTTAATTATTTGAATGGTTTTGCAAAGCTGCAAAATTTATTAACATAGCTTGATTAAAATTTTAATCAGGATTTTATGCATTTACATAAGAAATTATCACATTAAGATGTAACGGAAAATCTGCTTTCACACGCTTTTCTATGAGCTTCTTCTCTGCGTCTGTTTTTGTATCCGAAATTTTAATGTCCACACGGTTTCTTGTGGGAGCTTCAGCAATTGTAAAATTTTCCACACCGTAACCTCTGACAATTCTTTTGAAATCGTCGGGAGTGCATTTTCCGCCAACCTTCTGCTCAGATATTTTAAGCATTTCCCTTCGTTTTTCAAGCGGATAATCGGCATTGATTTTACCGACAAATCTTTCCCTTTCGGTAATTCCGCAGTTTTCCGCTGTGTCAATAAACAACTCCCGTTCCATAGTTTCAAGCATATCAAATTCCGTGTTCAAACCCTCTGCATATGCCAAAAGTTCCGCTCTGATATTTGATTTTGCCGTAACTTTGTAAAGCCCCGTACTTTCTAATTTGGTTTTCATCGAATCAAAGCTGTTCATCACTTCACCCCAATCGTAACTGTACCGACAGTAAAACATTGCGACTTTGCCACCGTCACATCCTGCATATCCGTGTTCCAGTTGTAGTTGGTTATACAACCCGTGTCAATCAGTTTTGCGCCGAGTTCCGACAATCTGAAAGTTCCGCCGATAGGGATTGAATTCACATATTCCGCAAAGGCATTTTTGAGCAACTCCTTGACTTCACCTGAAGAATATCCGTCCTCCGCATAGGCAACAACACTCATATTGCAAGCGGTACGCTGGGCATTCGCCACAATAACATCAACATTAAGCTCTCTCTGCTTTTCCAAAAGCGACTGAACCTTTGCAACAACATTCGTACCCAATGATGCATCCGCACCCGTAACATAGACATTAACCGTACCTACGCCCCTCACTTTGCCGACGGCACTCGCCTTTGCAACACCGTCAACCGTGAGTGCAAGCTGTTCGTAATATGCCGCATTCGTGCCGTTGGAGGTGTTTATATATGTATCTCTTATACGTTTGCGAAGTTCATCGTCCGTTTCGGCATCGCAACCGCCCGTAAATTTCTCACGGTTTGTAACCGTTTCAATCTCTGTAGGCACACTCACGGGAACAACCGCACAGCTAAGCCCGATATTACCGTTACTCCCCGCCTGTTCAGCCTCGGCATAAACACTCACAAGCGTGTTTCCGGCACTGATTTCTTCATCCTCGGTCGTAACAAATCGTATCGGCACAAGGTCGGCAGTAGCCACAACGCACCCCTTTGGAATTACAATATCGTGACTACACGGCTGAGAAATATTGAAGGTAATTTCGCCCGTTGACTTCATCGCCTTTTTGCGTTCAATACCTCTCTGCGATGCGAGTTTGTCAAGGCATTCACCGCTTGCGCTCACTGCAAACATCTGTCTTTTCCACCACTCAAGATTCGTCTGCAGCTTAAAAATCTCGCCGGCAAGCACCTTGAGCCTGATTGCAATGTCGCTCACCTCGTTAAAGCTGTCACCCGTTTCATGCTCATAGGCATTCTTCATTCTGCCGTAAATTTCATCATAGGTTTCCATTTATCTGCACCTTCCTTGTAATATCGTCAACCGTAAGGTCAATCGTAATCTGTCTGCCAACCGACTTAACGCTTGCATAGGTATTTTTCATTTTTGCAAGCGATTCATTGGCAAGCAGTTCAGTCTGCTTTGCCGAGAGTGTTTTGTCCTGCAAAAGCACCTTTGAACCTAAATTTCTGTCATAGACAAATCCGCCGAGTTTTGCCGAAATGCAAAGCACAGCCTGTTGGAATTTTGCGTCACTCCCCTCAAGCAATACCGTATTGCCCGAAGAGCCGATAACGATATCACCGTTTTTAATCATCGTATCCCTCATACTACACCGCCTTGCCGTTGATAAGAACCCTGCCGTCATTTTTCAGCACAATACTCGCTCCGCCCTTTGACGAGAGCATAACCTCGCCCTCATCAAGTTCAACATTTTTTGCAAGCACGCCAAGGCTCACTTCGCCGTTAGCAAGCGGCAAAACAACCGCCGACTCTCCCACGGGAACAACGCTTGCAAAGCCATACGGCACGCAACATTTTATCCCCCTGTGTTCTTCCGAGGAATCCACCGAAACCGTGTTTCCCGAACTTTTCACACCGCCCTTTTCGGCTTTCGGGGCGGTAATCGAATTTTTAGTTATGTAATTCATCAGCCACATCGCCGTTCTCCTTTCCAAGCACAACCATTGTGCTTTCACCGTTTTTCCCAAGTGAATATTTAATGCTTTTCACAACCAAGCCCTCTCTTTTTCCGATAAGAGAGTCATCAATCACAGCCCTTCTGCCGACAACTCCGCACAGACATTCTGCACATTCAAGCATTATTTCAAAGCTCTGCCTGTTGCCGTTTTCAATCATTCTGTCGGCTGTTTTTACCGCATTGTTGTCGAGAAAAGCGTTTACATATCTCACCCTTTTAATCCTGTCGGCAACGCATTTGTTGCTTACAACGCTCTTGTAACCGCCGTATTCCTCGGTGCGTAGTTTGATTTGCGAAATCACCTTGCACGGCTTTATGTACTCACGGAGAGATGTATAACCTACTCCGTTTCTGCCGAACACAAACGGCTTTGCACCGCCGTAAGTTCCGCACATCAAAGCAAATCCCGCACCCGTAATTCTCGGACTTTTGCCGTATCTGCCGTTGCAGAATTTTTCAAGCACCTGCCACTCGGTCATGCCCTTTTCAATTTTGATTGTGCCCATAAACGGATGTTCGTCACCGTCATATCCGACAATTCCGAACGGCTTTAAATGCCTTTCAAAAATGAACTTTGCCGCCGGGTTCACATATGTAACAGGCTCTGCCTCATTATCGAGAAGCCTTCCGGCAAGACTTCTTGCACTCAGCCTTACAATCGCACCGTCGGTTCTCACAATGCTGACAATCTCGTCAGCCTGTCCCACAAACACAAGCGACTTGCCGTCATAAGCCTCAAGTATATCGGCATTTCCGAACTTCTCGTCATACGGCACAGTCATCACAAGCTCATCGGCAGGCACATCGACATCTGCCGAAATTTCTGCCGTGAGAACATTTTTAATTCCACACCTTTTGCCGTTTTTATCAGTAAAAAAGTAAGTCAGCACAGCTTAACCCTCCTTGTTCCGAGGTTTTCATCGGGAAACTTAACATCGGGATTCAGTCGCACAAGCTCGTCAATTTTCACGCCTGTTTTGTATGCAATGTCCCACAGGGTTTGTCCGTTTTCACAGTCAAAATATGTAATTACCGTTTTCTGCTTTTTTTCCATAACCTCACGGAACACAAAGCTGTATTCAAGCACATTCGGCTTTGGCTCGCCCTTTATTTCAAGCTTTTCAAACACAGCATAAATGCTCGGCAGGTTTGGCACGGAGAGCACTTCTTTTCCGCTGTTTCTGAACACCTCAAACAGCCTTTCAAACTGTTCTGCACAATTCTCGCCGTACAGCTGTCCCGAACCGCTGATTTTCATATTCTTCCGCCCCATATCCTGAACGGAAGATTCGCCGAACGGACTTTTCATTTCTGCAACGCTCCTGTCACATTCAAAGCTGATATTCTGCGGATTGTGATGCCACACATATTCACCGAATTTCATCGGCACCGGTTTCATAGGCTTTTCGCCTCCTCTTCTTCGTCAAGTCTGCGACTGTAACGACGGCTTTCCCTTTCAAGGAATTCACCGAACATTTCGGTATCTTTACCGCCGTTCTCAGACTCCGCAAGCCTGTAAAGTTCGTCTGAATTTTTATCATTCATATAATTTTCCTCTCGTCGGCACTGATTTTCACGGTTGCAAGAATACTTCCGCTGCCCTGAGTAACGCTTGAAAATTCAAGCACTTTGCAATCCGTGTAAATGATTTTCTTCTTTGCAAGGTCAAGTTCAAGACTCTTAAAGCTGTCACGCTCCAAAAACGGAGTTTTATCCGTAATCTTCATCACAAAGGTAAGTTCCCATTCATTTGAAACAATCCTTTCAACGGGCTTGTCATTGAAAAATTCCTTGATTTCCGTGAAGGAGTTCTTTCTTGTACAGGTTGCCTTTTCAACGCCGCCGAGGATTTTTCCCTCACATTTCAACATGGCATTTCCGCAATTTTCAAATTCAAAGCCGTCCATTTAAACCTCCTCGCAAAGACAGAATTCCATATTAAAACTCACCGTTCTGTAAATTGCGTTCATATCGGGATCAAATTCAATTGACGCCGCCTCGCTGTGGGTAATCGTCTTTTCCGCATCGGCAGTTTTAAGTCCGAGAAGAATTTCACTTACCACTTCCGAAAGACCGCTTCCGTTCTCGGTTGCAGGAGCATACACCCTGATTTCAACTCCTGCATTGTAGCTTTCACCCTTGATAGACGGCGAAAGGTATCCGCCGATATAACTTTTCTCCGTTGACATATCTCTCACCGACACAACGGCAATCATTCCGTTCACGGGTGACGGTGCTTCATCAGAGCCGTATTCTCTTATAAATCTGACATTTTTCAAAGCCTCATTTACCTTTAATCCTGCAATAATACGGTCAACCTGTTTCTCAATTCGATTCAAAATCATCCCTCGTTTCTTCTCTGTATGCACACAGAACAGCCCTTACATAAATCGGATTGTCCTTCACATAATATTTTTCGCACCTTTTAACAGTATATTTACCGTTTTCACTTTCTATTACGCTTTTTTCCGAATCAAGCAGAACATCGGGCGGTGCAATAAATAAAAACAGCTTCGTTTTTCTCATACCCAGTTTATGCCGTACATTGTCGGAGTTTTGATTATAGTTATATCTCAAAGGTGAAATAAAGGCCTTTGTCCTAACCGATTTACCGCCGTTTTTAACGGTAACATCACAGCCGTATCTGTTTAATATTTTCCCGATAGACGGTGAAATATTCATCATATCACCCCAAGCAAAAATTTTTCTCTGCCGATAAGATCCTGCGACTTGTCGGCATATTCCCTCCACAGCTTTTCGGCACGGCTTTCGCCGTCCGCAGATGATGAAATTTTCAAATCACCTGCGGAAAAAGAAGAAATGCTGTCATCATTGCAAAGGGAATACAACCTAAAAGCGTAAACGGCACACAGGTTTTCAAGTCTTAATTCGTCATCTTCCGAAAGATTTTCCTTCGTAACAATCGAATTAACATACACCACGGCATCGTCAATAATGCTTTTCCATTTGTAAGTTTCAGCACCGTCAATACCGCTGTATAAGGCAAAACGCTTTGTAATGTTTGCAATGTTCAAGGCAATCCCTCCTTAACAGCTCATCACCTTTGACGCCTCTGTAAAGATTTTTGAAAAACCGGCGGTACAGGTAACTGCGGCTCTTTCAAGCTGACGGTCAATAAGCTTGTCGTAATCTGTAACAACACCGCCTGCCTGAACCATTTCAAGCGCACAGTTTTTGTCAAGACCGATAATCTTACCGCCCTCAAGCTCGGGAGTGTGAAGAAGGCTTGCACCGAGAGGTGTAATCATTCTGCCCGTAGCCTGAAAATCAAGACCTGCGTTTGAATCCTGAAGCTGAGAAAGCGAAAGAATCTTCTGCATTTCGGGGGTTGACGCAAGAATTGTGTTGAGTTCATACGGAGCAAGCTCTGTCCAGAGCTTTAAAAGGTCCTCATATGTAACCTTGCCGCCTGTTGCAACATTAAGTGTGCCGGCGGGATTTTCATTGCCGTCACCGTTCACAAGCACATCAATCGCATCTTTAAGCTGTGCTCTTGCAATATATGCGCCAATCTGATTGAGTGTTACGGTAAAGAGGTCAAGACGCTGAAAGCGAAGCGCCTCATATGATGCAACAAGCATTCTGCCGCGCTTGTGAAGCTTAACAAGGTTTTCTCTTGTCTTAACCTCAGTCTGCGGAATCTTTGCACCCTCGCCTACGAATTTAAGACTCTTGTCATCCTCACTCGGAACAGATGCAATACTGCGGTAATCCATACCCTCAATGTCTGTCACGGTTGCCACAAGATTTGGGAGAATATCCGCTCTCTCCATGCCCTGCATAACGGCTCTGCTCACATATTCGGGGAAAAGTGCCGCAGAGTTTGAACTCTGAAAAAACTTTTCAACGCAGTCGCTGTTTCTGCCCTTAACCTTAATGTCAAAGCGTTTGAGCTGACGGGAAAATGCGTCCAGTCCCTCAAGTGCAGTACCTCTGTAATTTTCTGACGGATCAAGCTTTTCAAGTGCGCCCGAAATTCCGCCCTTTGTCTGATACATACCCTTTTCAATTGTAATATTTTCAAAATTTGCCATAATATCTTCCTCCCCTTATTAAAGAATAAATCCTACCGATGTGTCTGTTGAGTCAAGCACAAGGTACTCTCTGCCGGTTGTTGTAACCGACACGCCGCCGACTGCCGTTGCAGAAAGCTTTTTGTAGCCGACGGCGATTTTCTTGTCGCTCTTAACCTTTACATAGCCCGAAAGCTGAACAACCGCATAACCGCCTCTCACGCTTACGCACACACCGCAAAAGTTCTCGCTTGCGTCACATTTTGCAACAGTACCGTTGTCCTTCATCTTAACAGGCACGCCTGCCTCTGTAAGTGTTTCGTCTGCAATAAATGTTGCGGCATTTTCGCCGAATCCGTTAAAATTTACATTCATAATAATACCTCCGTTAAATACTGAACTGACCGTTTTCCACGGTGTTATTTCTCTTGTCCTGCTTGCAGTAAAGCTGCGGAACAGGTTCAAAAGCTGCTTTCTTTTTCTTTTCAAATGCTGACTTAAATTCTCTGAGCTGTTCAATTGTCATACTCTTTGCAACGCTCTCCATAGTTTCGCCCGAAATGTCAGGCTGAACAAAAGCGGCAAGTCCCACAACATCACGGGTAAGGCTTTCACGGTACAGCACACCGTCCTTAGCCGACTTTTTAAGCCCGTCAATATATTCGCACAGCTTTCTGCTGTCGCTCTCATCAAGTGCAAAAGCCTTTTTGTTTTCAATGGCTTTAAGAATTTTCTCCATATCATTTTCCTTTCCAAAAATTTTGTGACCTTTCGTAATGCCTGCCCTCTTTTGTGACGGCACGGCAACAAAGCTCCATTCGTATGCGTCATACGGGTTCACAAGTTCACCGCAACAAAGCTTTGAGCCGTAAACCTCTCCCTTTTTGTGAGTACACATCGAGATGTCATCACCGCACACATTGCACACAACCCTGCCAACGGCACAGCCAACGCTTACTTCCTTGATAATTCCGCTGTCAATCGCAAGGATAATATCCCTGTTGCTCTCACAAACGGGAAGATATGCCCTTGCCTTGAGCCTAAAGTAATCGTCACCCAAAGCCGTTTTCTGACCGTCAATTTTCTCTACCTTACAGCTGAAAATTCTTGCCGTCTGATTTTTGGCACTTGGATTGTGGTCAATAATTCCCGTCTTGCCGACAAAAAGCTTTTCAAGCTCATAAAGCGAATCTGTTGTAAAGCGTTCGCCGTCACGGTCAACATCGTTGTCACACAGCACAACCGAAAACGCATACACCTCATTTTTTGCAAGATTTCGCCTTGTAAAGCGGTTAATCAGTTCGAGTTCATCATCGCCGACAGTCTGATTTTCACCGTCAACAACGCCCGAAACACCGCTTTTAATAAGTTTGTTATCCTTCATTCTGCACCTCCGCTCCAATCTGTCTTTCAATGTTCATCGCATTTGCATTGTTAAGTCTTGCCTGAGAAAGCTCAACCGCATCCTGAAGATTAATCTTGTCCCACTCAATCTTAAAGCTGTCGTTATAACCGCACATTTTAAGATGAGCCGACACAATTTTTGTAATCACGGGTTCAAGCACTGTGCGGTAGTAAGCAAGCTCGCTTGTGAGAATATCCGCCTGCTGTTCGCTCATTCTCTCCGTACTCGACCACGAAATGCCGAGCAGAAACGGCGGAATACCAAGCTTTGCGATAATCTGTTCAAGAATATGCCTTACGGGAATGTCGCAGTCGGGCATATCGCTTTCAGCACCGATAACCTTAATGCTGACATCGCCGACCGACACAAAATCACACACGCTGTCGCTTCTCATCGCCTTTTTCCACTCATCGGCAACCGCCTGTGCATTTTCTCTGCTCACAGCCGAACCGTTTGAATCGGGATTTAG